TAATCATCTGACCATCTATTTGTTATTTCTTCACTCATAATTTTCCTCTAAGGTGTTGTTGTTGAACGATTTGTATCACCCTTTGCGTAACCATTAGGTTCTGCGTTTGGTGATGATTTTAAATCTGCTGATTCTGCATTTGTTGGAGTTCCATGATTTGAGTTTCCACTTCTATCATATATGGTACTTATTGAATCAGATAAGCCTGTTACACTATCGAGTGATGACATCGCCCAATATCCAACTAAATTATCTGCGTAGCTATCTAATAGATTACCATGTCTGCCAAGAGCATACATCGCACTTATATCTGTTGCTGATTTAGATTCATTATAATTTGCTAAAGAGCCAATACTTGCATTTAGTGCGTTGCTTACTTTATCTGTACTTGCAATCCCAACAACAGGATTGTCTTGAGCAGATGGAGTAGCAAGTGTTCCTGATACTGATGTGGATTGCTGAACACCATTTATATATAATTTTGCATTTGAACCATCCCAAGTACAAGCCAAGTGCAACCATGTATTATATGTAATAGAATCATCTGCTGTATCTATGCGATTACTACTACCACTTAAATGCAACCTCATAAAGTTGTCATCATTGTTAATACCCCACCATATATCTGTACTTGACCATTGATTATAAATAACTGTATAACCAGAATCTGATGCTAATTTTATCCAAGTAGATAAAGTAAATGAAGAGCTTGGAGATTTTCCTGTTAGCTGTATGTATTCATCACTTCCATCCAAGTCTATAAAGTTATACGCAGAGTTTACCCCTGTGAGAAAGGATTGGTCTGGTAGAACTGAGGAATAGACTAAATCAGATAAGGCTTGATTTGTCATTTTACCTGCATTTCCCTGTAGTTCTTTAACAGTAACATCATCAATATAATAAGTTGCAGAGTTAGAACCTGTATTACCTCCAGACTCCATAACTATCTTACCACTTGAACCACCACTTGATTCTTGATAATTAAAAGATACTTGATTCCAAGCATTTAGTGTTAATCCACTAAAGGTTGGATTTGTAGTTGATGAAGTAGCTATATCACCACTTCCATCCCCTTCTTGCATCCTTACTCTAATCGAAGTAATACTTGCAGGATATACCCAGAAAGAAACTATGTAATGATTTCCTGTAGTAGTGGTGTAACCATCTGAAATAATGCCTTCATAATTAGCATCTGTAGTAAATTTCCTTGAATATGTTCCACTATGTGCCTGTTCACTACTTCTTTCATTTGTAGTTGGTGAATTATAATTTGACCAATTACTATCAGCCTCCATAGTGCCATTAGCAACTAACTCCACTCCAAGAACAGGCTCATTTACATCTACTAATGTATAGTAAGTGTCACTTAGGTCTGCTGATTGGAGGACAGGCTTAATAGATAAAGCTGTCATTGAAAAGGTTGCCCCATGACCAGATGCTCGAAGTTGCAAATTACCACCATCACCAAGTGCATATACAGTATGTTCTCCATTTGCATAATTCTCATATCCACTACTTGCCCAATCCCAATGTATTAAAGCATTACCAGATGATGATATTGTAAATACAAGTTTGTATAATTTTGAACTTGAAAAAGTTGCTTCTGTTGAGGCATCTACCATAATTGTATTATATCCAACAACTCCAGTAGCTGTAAATGACCAAGCTCCACCTGTAATTTCCCCAGCACCACTTAGCTTGAAATTAGCGTTAGTACCTCCATTTGCTAAATCTGTGCTAAATGTAGGATCATTAACTATTTCTCCACCTAACTCTTCTGAACTACTCTCAAATGCACCCATGTCATAACCTGCTACCATTTGCTGTACTATGTCATCTGATGCACCATTTGTGATCGTACCATCGTTTGAGTTAGAACTTGAATCTGCTATAGTAGGATATGCTTTACTTGTGTCATCGCCCATTCTCCAATAACCTACTAACCCACTAAGTGAAGATTCATCATAAGTAATTCCCTGCTGATAGATAGCGTAAGCCTCATCATCGGACTTAACTTCATTATACACAGAAACGCTTTTTATGTCTCCATTAAAATCACTTCCATTATCTGAATTAATACCTATTCTTACATTTGAACTCGTTGTCCTTGTTGTGAAAGAACTAACTGTATCAGTATCCTTGAGAACCCCATCTAAATAAATTTTTCCTGTTGTACTTCCATTCCAAGTAGCCACAACATGATGCCATGTTCCTGTAGAAATAGTACCATACCCTGTATCTAATCCACTCACCGCCCAATTTGAACCATCCGATGATAAAAACAATGCAAATTTTATACCACCAGATGCATCCAGTCTAAATGCTTGAAGAACTACTGCTCTATCACTACCTGAATCACCTTTTGATAATACTGTTGCTCCTGCTACATTAGATATACTGTTAATATTAAACCATACTGATATGGTAAATGCACCTGTAAGTGCTAAAGAACTATCATTTCCACAGTCAATATATTCATTTGTGCCATCCAGATTTACCACAGAAAAGCGATTATCACGAGTAGGGGTAAACCTTGATTTTGCCATCTGTGAAATGGTTTGAGCATCGAGTGCTGTTTGATAAATGGATAAGTTTGATATAGCACCATTCCAAAAACCTGCACTTCCTCCGGGAGCAGTACCAATTAACATATCTGCTGTGTTGGTTGCTATTGTATCATGGTTATCATCTGTAACTAAGCTACCAAGCTCATTACCATTAAGATACAACTTAGCCTTACCACCTCCACCACCTGTAACTCCAATATGTTGCCATAAACCTACAGTTTCTGGATAAGAATTATTTGCTGATTTTGTTGTATCTATAGCACTACCATCTCCTGTTTCCCATCTTAGATTATTAGTTGTGGTAACTCCTAAAATCCACCCTGCATTAGTGCTATATTTATTTGCAATAGTAAAAGTATCTGATGCAATATCAACATCTGCTTTAACCCAAGCAAATATGCTATAATATCCTGTACCAGATAAATCCAAAGAACTATCATCTGAAACATCTACATAATCATTACTTCCATCAAAATCAGTATAGAAGTCCTGTCTGGCGATTGAGGTTGTGGATTCTGGTTCAGCTTTGTCTCCACAGCGTAGCCATAGTTTAAGGTTGGCTGTACGATCTACTGCATAAGCTGTAGAGTTACTCAGATCAATTACCTTACCATTATTGTATATAGATGTAATATCTGAGGCACTTAATTCTGTATCATAAAAGCCAACTTCATCTATAGCACCATCAAACTTACTAGTATAATATGCACCTATTACAGAAATTACAAAATTACCTGCTAATGACTGAGTAGTACCCCCTGCTGAACCATTTCTATAAACAGTACACACATTACTTGAGTCTCTTACTAAAGCAATATGTTGCCACTCTCCTATTGTAAATGTAAAACCCGGATCAAAATCTTGTGAACCAACTGCACCAAAATATATTCTTACTGTATCAGCATCATTAATTCTAAACGCATAAAAATCATTCGCTATACTTCCACATAAACCTTCATTAGATAAACCATCTGGCTTAATCCACATAGAAACAGTAAAATCACCAGATAATGTAACTGATTCACTTAGCTCTAAATAATCATTAGAACCATCGAAATTGAAAGAATGAGTTGAGCTAAATGCTACCCAATTTTTCCATCTGGTCATGAATGAACCAGAGCCACCATGTTTGTTAAAAAGTCTTGTATTTAAGCTAGTGCCTGTACCTTCTGCCCAATTCCTCCATTGAGTGTTGATACTATCCCCAGATGCACTTTCAGAATCTAAAAAATCACCTAAATTAGTATTAAGTGAACCCCCACTATTATCGTGATCATATTGTTCTTTTATTTTTTCGTTAATATTATCTGGCATATTAAATCTTTTATTTTAAGTAGGGGGGCAGTTGCCCACCCCCCATATTATTGATTAGCTATTAAGCTATGATCTGAGAAAGTACCTCAACACCATATCCATCTATGATTTCTGTAGCACCACAGAAACTAGATACAACAATGTTAGAGCGTAGGAAAGAACCTTCCCTGTACTCTTCGACTCTCATCATTTCACCTGCATAACCGAATCCGATAGCCTCAGATACGAAAATACCACCCTTAACAGATGATGCAGTACCAGAACTTCCACCATCATTATCAGTAATGGTAAACTCTGGTGAAGAATACATATCTATACCTGCTATCTTGGAAACAAATCCATTTCTAGCACCTTCATCCTGTATTCCTGCACCTGCAAAGACTGCTGATGTTACTAGGTCATTATGTACTCCATAAGTTCCCCATATCTGTCTAGGCTCTAAAACTGCATGAGGTTGCCCCGGTGCTGAGTTCTGCTTTAAGCTAGATAGAGCATCGAAAAGATTATCTACAGTTAAAGCTGAATTGTTAGCACCAACAGCGTTTGAAAAACCATCATACAAGGCATTTACAATAGAATCTAATTTAGATGCCATTGCATTACCTGCTAATGCACCTGCGTTTGCATATACATCATCAGCGTTTGATAATTTAGCCTCATCATAAATAGGTAGCATAACACTATACATATCTAAAGTGATTGTTTTCTTTTCAGAATCCAATGCTGTAGATGGTGTTACTGTACCTTCTGCTGTAGTATCAACATCTGCTGATGTTACTTTGTTAGAACCTGCGTTATAAGCTACGAAAGTAATCTGATCTGCTTTTGGTTCACTCTTTTGCTTTACCAAAGGCACAGATACACTTGCCTCACTAAATTTAAGAATAGCCTCTGCCTCGATAACCTCTAAAAGGCTACCTGCGTAATTACCGCTATCTCCTGTTGCCATTATTTACTCCGTTTCTTTCCAAATATAGAATCCCACTTATCTTGAGTAATATGAGAAAATGTTGAGCGTATATCTGCACCGGGTACTTTTTCCTGTCCTACAGACATTCTAAACCCTTCCTCATAAGGAACTTGCTCGTTCCCCACCATATAGATATGCTCTCTATCTTTCGTAATAGCAGATTTAATATCCCCTTGAATCTCTAACCCTGTTGTGGGGTTATTATCTACCGATTCGAGATGTGAACTTTTCTTTAATTTGCTCATAAGTTGATCTATCTATTTTTCCAGATACATGATCTTTTACTGCCTCTTTCAAGGTAGCATAACCCTGCATCCCTGTAGAATCAGATGTATCTACACTTGGAATATTCGATTTTTGATTAATTATTTTACCATGAACTGATCTAAGCTGTGTTAGACTCAATCCCTTAAAATCTTCCCTATCTTCTTCTGGGAAGTCTGAAAGCAGTTTATCTTTCTCTGCTGTGCGTTCAGCTTTATACTGCTCAACTACAGGAGTAAGCTCACTAAGCTTTTTGGCTCTTTCTTCAGCGAGTGTTTTCCACTCTTCATTTTCTTCCATCTGTTTCTGCCTCTCAGCCTCTTGAACCTTCTCTAGTTCAGCTATTTTAGATTCTGCTTTCTGCAATCGTTCTTTCTTTTGCATGACCTCACGCAACAGTTCAGACTCACGATCACTAATATCTGTACTGCTCTGGCTTTCAGTAGCCACCTCTTGTACATTCTCTTGTACTTGTTCTTCCATTTTTTCCTCCATATTAATGAAATCTATCTGCCTATTTTAAAGTTGATAGGCTTTGCAGTTTCTTTGTCTGCATTTCTTTTAATTCTTTGCCTCGCCTCTTGCTGTACAATCTTTATGGATTGATTACTGAGTGGTTTCTTAGCTGTTGTTACTGCTCTGCCCATATCCTCATTCCATTGTATCTTCTTTGCATTTGTACCACTCCATCCGATTGTAACACTATCTGGAGTAAATCCTCTTACCTGCAATCCATTCATCATATCCCCTGTAAGTGTTAGATTTACTTTACTACCTCCACTACCTCTTCTTATGCGAGGCTTACGCTCTGCATATCCCCTACTATATGACTTAAATCTTTTATTGAATACATCCTTACCCTTCTTCTGTGTCTGTACTCGTATCTCATCGGTGATTTCATTACCTACTTCCCTCCAGAACTGCTTATCAAACTTTGGTATGTTTGCTAGTTTACCCAACTTTAATACCTTCTACAGTTACAGGATTAAATCTTTTCTTAGTATCTATAAGTGATGATGCTTTATCTGGTTTAATAAGTTGCTCTGATCTGGATGTTTCTCTTGCCCATCTATGTCTGCAATTAAATCCACCTGCGTTACTAAATGTATTTGGATATTTAGACTCTATCTCTGCTCTGGTCATTGAACCTTCACTAGCCATTAGTAAACATATATCTCTGGTCTTTTGGTCAATCACACCTAAGTAAACATATCTAGCATCAGCAGGATCAAGCTCTGCCATCTCTACTGTTACATTACGCTCAAACTGATTCAAGGCAGTATTAGCCAGAGTCTCTGCTTGATCTGCTCTTAAAACGCCACCTGCACCCTTTAAAATTCCATCTGCTATCTCTCTCTCAGTAGCACCTGCTATTATTCCCCTAGCTACTTCCTTCTTTATAAGTTCACCCATTACCCCTGCCTGTTTAGCAAATGAGTTTCTATCTATACGCTGTAAGGCTGTTAAGGATTCTGCTGTTACTGTGCCTGTCATTTCCATCGCACCTAATACACCCTCATACTCTAGCATGAGCTTATCTATATCAGCATTTAGATTAAGTTGGTTTAAGATAACATCTTCCATATCCAACCCCTGCAATACAAGTAGTATCTCATTCTTACTGAGTCCTTGCCTCTGTAGATCAAACACCTGATCTACAAGTTCTTTCTGAACTCGCTCTACTGCTCTAGCATATTCTAATGATGCTGATTCTTTAGCCACGCTGTAATGCCTCTAGTAGTTTGTTAGTAGGTTGTTCTGGTTGCTCTGGTTCTAGTTGTTGCATCTTTAACTCTAATTCAGCATCATCTATATCTGGGTTGAACTTTCTTATAAGCTCCTCACGAGTAATTAAGTTATGCTCCATCAAGAACTCTAGCTTGTTGCGTTCTTCTGTCCATGTCATTGGAAAACCCACCTCTGGATAGTCCACGCTGTAATTCTCTGATAGATTAGCACCCTCATGGACTCTAAGCACTTCCCTATCTACTTCATATCTTTCATGCTCAAAGTCTCTAAAGATTGGAATATCAGACTCTCTTGTTTCTATGTTATCTACAGATAGAATCTTTAATGCCTCACCACTTGGAGGTGCTGATGATTCACCCCATCTAATTGTTAAGCTATGATTCTGCCCCACTTGGTTAATTAAATCTTTAACAGATTGAATCATCTGGGTAAGATTAGCACTTGGACTTACATAGGACATATTTGCACCTTCTGGAAGTGCAATTAGGCGATCTACTCCAAATTTTAAGTAAGGTGGTATCTCTGAGTCTAGTCCTGTAATCACAGGTGAACCCATCATTAACCTAGTAGCTATCATAACCTCAGTCCACGCATTACTCGCATGAACAGCACACCTAGTAACATCAAAAGCGTTTGTATTGAACTCTACTTTAGTAATAGGAATAAGATCATAAGGGTTTACCATTTCAAGATTGTTACCTACAGGCATCATCTTACCATTTAACTTGAAACGGAAGTGCATCCCTTGCTCACCATCCATAGGTTTACTCCAAAATACAAACTGCCTATCTCCGTTATGATCCCGATGTATCTCGTAGCTAACACCATACACTTCACCATCAAATACATACTCTTTAACAATGGGGTGTAGCTTATACTCAATGCGTTGCATCTTTTCATTATATACAGATTGCAAGTGGCAACTACCCAACAACCAAGCAAGTTCCCCAAACTCTCTAGTCTTGGTATCTAAGTTGTGAGTCTTGTCATTATAATATTCATTGAACTCACCATTAATAAATCTTTCAGCAGGTTGCTTTAATAGCATCAATCTACTTTTAGCAAAACGCTTAACCAACGACATCAATACAGGTGGAATCTGAGATAAAGACTCTGTGCTAAAATACTGCTGTATGTGTTCATCTAAGTTTCTATTGTAATAAAAGTCTAAAGATGTGTTCTTCTCAGCAATCATATCATCTAGTGCGTTATATTCAGCCTCTTTAACTGAACGCAATACTGCCTCTTTACCGAGGTCTGGGAGCATTATTTTATCATGTAATTCCATTATTTATTCTTCTTTTTTATATGCTTAGTTGTAGATATTTGGTATGGCTTACCTTTTCTGTTTTTCCTCCCTTTCACAATGGTTTTAACTACAACCTGTTGCATTTTTTTACCTTGTGATATAATTATTGTTTCACTCATTATGATATGGCATAATTATTTGCCTCTGTATATTGTTGAATGTACTCCCCAATCTCAGCTTTTTTTTTAAGATGTAAATGTTTCCCATAGTAATGCAAGAATACAAAAGTAGTAATGATTCCTACTACTATCCCCAATAAGAACTCTACCATTCTGTGCTGATAGCCTTTCTGGTGCGTAAAGGAAAGTAGTAATTACATAGATAACCCAGAGCATCACTAAGGTGTGTTTGTTTAGGATCACGCTTATCTATATCTCCAAGCCTCCAAACATTCTGCTCTAAGTCCATTACTAGGTTAGGACATCCCTCCACACTAAAATTACCCTCCCTAATTAACTTATTTACACTAGCAACCCTATCTCTTACAGCAGGATTCTTTCTAGGTGATTTAAGATTAAATCCGTATGACCTCATAATATCGTGATCAGAAGATACAGCAGAACTTTTACGAGCATTACCAGAGGCATCCGATATGACAACCACATTCTGAAAATCCTTCTTAATTAATTCAGCCATATCGTAAGTATTAGCATTACTCATACGATACTCTTTAAACACATGAATCCAACCATTCCCCATTCTTACAGCTAATGCACTAGCATAGTCCACATTGTAGTCTTGGCATATAATCACAGGTAGATGCTCCAGATCAGTTCTTTTTGCAATATGCTTAGTTCTATCAAAATCTTTATATACTCTGCCCTGCGTTAGGTTAATAAACTGCCCATGTACATAGGCTTTGATTTCATCATCTGAATAGGCTGATAATAGGTTTTGTTTATATTCTTCTGGTAGGTGTGTGTTCTCTAAGGTAGAGCCATATACAATGCCAATATCAATATCATCACGATTACTTAACTCATACCCCCAATTAAGTTGCTCTGGAGTACCTGTTAAAAACACTTCTAAATGATTTGCCTCTGGGTGTCTTACCCTTGCGATCATCTGGTCAAACACTTCTTTCTTTTGTATGAATGGTTCATCAATTCCTGCCCAAGCTAAGTTAGAGCCTTTAAGACTATCTGGCTTATCACCAGAACCTAACCAAATACGACCTCCCCAATTATGTATGAGAAACTCGCCTTTCATTTGATTATATGTATAGTTTAATCCACTTCGGTTAAGTATATCTTTTAATGTTACTACTATGGTTCTCTGTGAAAGTCCATGTGAAGGACTCACATACATCCCTGCATGGGGTTGATTCAAATAACTGAGATATATTGATCTTAATGCCCCGATGTAGGTTTTTCCACTTCCGTAGCCACCTATGAGAACCTTGTAAAATGTTTGTAAATCCCACCAATGTAATTGATGTGGGAGAAAATTCTTTCTTTGTATTTTGAATTGACTCACTCAATGATAAGAGAATCCTTATGTGTGATTTCTTGGATTTCTTTTACTTTTCCTTCCCCTCTATCAGATAAGTAGTGCATAGCTGAAATACTGCCATTGTGTGCCATTTGAAATGCTTTATGAACCATCTGCTCTCTTTTGGTCTTTCCATTATCCTGTAATTCATCCCCCATTGAATTAATAATATCAGCTAATGATCCTCTCCTACCATTAGGATTAGGTACATCGCCTTTTTTAAATCTAGTGTCCTTACCTATGCTATTACCCTTAACAAATTGACCATTTGCCCCCCTTTTAACCCCCATTTCTTTACTCATGTTCAATTAATCCCATCGCTAATGCTTTGTTTAACATATCCATTAAGCTCTTTACTTTATCAGATTCAACTTCATAGACATCAAACTCTAATCTCCAATTATGAGTAGTTTTAAGATTCTTAATCCCAACTAGCTCAACATTTAATGATACTCCCTTATCTTCCATATATAAAAAGCTGTAGCTACAACTTATATCGTTTCCTGTCTATCGCTAAACAACCATTTCGGTCTTATAATCATTACTCTGTAACGAGTGAGGCACGATTAAGCCTCTATAAATAACGAAAAAAGTCAACCATATTTAGGTGTTTTTAAGGTAAAAAATAGGGGTAAGAAACTCTAAGCTCTAATATTGTTAGAGTTAAAAAAATAAAAATAATTTTTAGATGTCAACCTAGATACTTAAAAAAGTGCCAAATTCGTCAACCACTTAATCTATTAATTATATTGGTTAGTGTATCACATGATCTATCTATTGTTTTGGCTACAGATTGTTTACTTATCTGGAAATCCCTAGCTATATCATCATAAGATTCTCTTCCTATGTAGTATTTAGCCATAAACAATTCAATTTGTCTATGTGTTGCCTCCTGTGCAAATAAGATACCTGCTAATAAGAGATTCATTTTGTTGTTTTCTAGTTCTTTAATATCCCACTTCTCTTTATGATCTCCATCGTATCTGCCACACATTTCGCATGGTTCTATTTTGTTCATTCTTACCTCTGGTATGTGATTGGGGTAATGCTAGTAGCCTAATGCCAACCAGACTACTAGCTTTTTGTTTTCATTTGTTAGCCTCTTTTTTCATATAAACAACTCTAGCACAATAACATCCTAGTTATTATTTATTTTGTCAAAAGAGACATTATTACTGTGTAAGTAATTCTTTTATTTTAAAATTGATCTCCTCAACTCTTTTTAAATCTATTAGTTTAAAATGCCCCTGCTCAGATAATAAGCTACTTATCTCTTCTAGCAATTTTCTAATTTCTTTATCCATTAATTACTCCTATTCCTTAAAAAATCTTTTATAGTTTTAAATAAAAATGTAGCTAAAAATAACCACAAACCTATGCCAATAGGTATCAATACCAATGCTATACCAAATGCCAATAAGTTTATAATTATCTCATATAGATTTATAATAATCATTATATATATTTGTAATCCTCCCATTTAACACTATTAAAAATTGCTTTGTGATTTACCCACCTAGCAAAAGATTTCTGATAATGATCTTTTTTATTATATGGCATTACATAAGGATCACAACCATAATTTTTTAATTTCATTACTCTATGATAATCCTCTTCTGGTGTACTATCAAAACCAATTAATACATAAAAAGACATTTGATAAGGTTTTATTCCTGCTTTTATACATCTTTCAATACCATCATCAATTAATTTTTCATCTTTCAGCCTATCCCATGCAAAATGCACACTCTTTGTCTTTCCAGATATAGTTCTAAAGTTTACAGATGCTAATGCTTTGGCTTGTTCTTTTGTAATTATCCTAATGTTAAGTCCTTGTGAAAAATTAACTTTTAATTCATAATCTCTAATTTCTTTTATTCTTTTTTTCCAATCTTGATTGCCAAAAAAATCATTATCAAGTAATACAATAAAATTTGAATCTCGATTAGTCCAAATTTCCCCTATTGTATTATTTGGTTTAGGTTTACCTTCTTTTTGTGGAACTACACAAAATTTACAAACAAATCTACACCCCCTCATTGTAAAGCCTATGGAATGTTTATAATTATAAATAGTATAATCGGGTGTACAATTTTCAACCTTTTGAGGTAGGTTTTTTTTAATACTATAAGCTGTGCCACCTATCTCCATTCTTTCTGGTATAAGTAAACTCTTATCACTATAATTAAAAATTGTACTAGCATAAATTTTATCATAAGTATCTAGCCATAATGGATTATACATTTCTACACTATCTCCAATTTGCTTATGAAATTTTGATAATCTCATTAGTGCAAGATTTGGTATTGTAGAATCAACATCATAAATACCTATTTTCATTTACACCCCCTGCATATTTCTCTTTTTTTACCATAAGTTGGAAAATCATCATAGTAATTTATTACATCTTTACTGCTACCACCTATCCTACTATTATTTTCCCAGACCTTTCTGCACTTAGTACAATATTTTAAATATCCATCTGAGTTCTTAGTATAATTCCCATTCCTAGATAAAGTGTTTATTATTTCTCTTTCTATAATATCCTTAATAATGCTCATATCTGACTACCCATCAATTTATTATATGTTTCTTTTGTAAAATCTTGTGATTTATCTATCTTGGGTTTTTCACTCACTATATCTACCCCACAACAATTAGAACTGATATAAAAATCACGCTTACTGTGCAAAAACATATCATCACCACACTTCTCACAATAACCACGATACATACCAGATTGCATCTTCTTAAACGCTTTTTTATTGTTTTTAGCAGTAGGTTTAATAATAACATCTTCCCATCGTTCACCATTTAGCCAAACATTTAAAGCAGGTGTAAACTGTGGATCAGTATCTTTCCAATTATTTAAAACTTGGTTTTTAAAAGATGTGTAAATCGTGTTGTGATCTACTTTCTTGATAACGATTAAATACTTTTGATAGGATTTCTTTTTATTAATCTTCTTAGGTACTAATGACCATAATTCTTCAAACTCTTGCACATATATATTAGTTCTTTCTTTCTTTACATTCTTGTTTTCGTATCGTTTCTGTATCGGTGCTGTACTCGTTAGTGTATCGTTTTTGTTTTCTTCAATCTGGTAAATTGCGTAATTACAGATACTTACAACATTTTGACCTGTACTCGTTTTTACTTCAATCATTGAACACTTTTTTAACAGGTTTATAAATCTTTGAACTCTACCTATACTCCATCCCCATCTTTTAGATAGGTATCTAAATGAGGCATCTATCTCACCCTGCTGTAATATAACTTCTTCACCATTAATAAACTTTGTACGCTCTTTATGTGTAGCCATAAGCAGTAAATCAATCCACGCTTTTAATTGTTCTGGTTTTTCCCAGATGGGGTTATCTTGTATCTTGCGATGCAGTTTGATCCAACCATTACTCATTTTTTATTAGCACTATGTTTCTCATGTAATTTCTTTTGTTGCTTTCTTTTATTTCTTCTTTTCAACCACGCAGAATGTGGTGTTTTTTTTGTTCTATGTTTTGATACAGGCATTTATATCTCCATTTAATCCTTTATATATGTTCATATTCCTACCATAAACATACAAATAATCTTTCTTAACTAAATATGCTACTTTATAAGCATAATCACCTTTACCAACAAATCTAACAGGTTCAAATTTCTCCCTGTGTATCATATCTTTTATTTGTTCTGGTCTGATCCAGATAAATGTACTGTCATCCAAATGAAATACCCACCAATCTGCTTTGGTAGTGCTTAATGCAGATGGTTCACCATTCATTAATATTTCAACTACAACATTTCCTGTATATTGTGATTTGAAATCCTTCTTAACCTCTACAGATGTATCTATTTCGGGTATAAATATATCAAAATCTTTAAAATATCCATCTTTGATATAAGCACTAGGGTATTTTTTTTTGATGCGATTTAAAACAATTTTCTCTGATTGCTTTCCTACTTCCAAAGATTGATAAAAATTATTCACCTAGTAATATCTCCATTATATCATTGTAATCAGCATCTATATATTTTTTAGGGGTGTTCTTTTTTATTTTTAATTCCTCGTACCAATCCCTACCTCTTTTATCTACTGCCCACTCAAAAAACTCAGCAGGTGTTTTATGTGCAGAAAAATTTGAACTAAACACATGACACCCTACACACAGGCAAAATCCATTATCAATATCCCATCTAATAACTCTTATACTTCTTGAATAAAAATGATGTGCATTTAATGATTTGTTTTTACCACAAACCTCACACATCCCATACTGCTTGATTCTATTCGACCAAGCAGTATCTAGTTTTTTTATGAGAACTCGTTTCAATTAAAATAAATCGTCTATAGTAGAGTTCTGGTCTTTCTGGTGATGTTCATTTTCCCATCTTTTAAAACCATCAACAGCTATATCCATTAATTTGAATGTGAAATAATCAATAGTCTGAAGATAGTTTGGTTCTTCTTCATCAGCACAAATAGCTATACTTAGTTTAGTAGCCTCTTTTAAGCACATTCCCCATTTTATCTGCATATCACGATCATCAACTATTGGAATATTGACCGATCCAGAACCATTCTGTACGTTGTTATTTGATGGTTCTGATGCACCATTCATGGGTGTAACAGTCCATCCTGCATACTTACCATTCTTCCCTTCCATCTCTTTTAACATAATCTGTACTGTACTGCCAGACTTATGCCCTGCCAACTTATTATACAATGCACCACTAAACTCAAAATCAGTTGATTTACCAATTTTAAGCTCTACCCAATTACCTTCAGAGTTCTGAAACCATTTCACTCCAGAACCATCTGTAATATCATGCCCCACCATTTCAATGGGGATAGTGTATCTATCATTTTGAAAATTATCTTGAGTAATCTCAGCGTTTGTTGGATCATCAAGTAACTTCAAATAAATACCTGTATTAAGATGTAGGTCTTTTTTTATTTCAAAAGCCATATTCCTCTCCTATGTTTGTTAATTAAAGTCTTAGTAGTTGGTTAAAAATAAATCCCAACCAGAATGATATAAAATATGGTGCTATTCTTTGAATCCAATACATTACATATTCGATTAAATCCCAAATAAAATCCATGATCAACTCCTTTAGTATGTGTGGTTTTAACTTCATTTCAAAAGCTTTCTAATCTTGCGAGTAACATATCTGTTTAATTGGTTTGGTTTATATATTACTACATCTAAATATGGTTGTCTATCTTTGTATTTTTTGAATCTTAATTTAATATCGTCTGCAACTTCTTGTTCAGTATTTCCCATAGCACTTGTAAAAGCAAATCCATGCTCAGTCTCATATCTTATTTCTGCATGATAATCAAAATCGTGGTTTACATTATCCATCTAATGATCCTACTAAATCTTCCAAATCTTTAATCTCTATATCTTGATCTATTACAGATTTTGTTTCTATTAATTTTTTATACTTCTTCAAAATCATCAAAATTATCTGATACTCTTTGTCTGTGCATCCTACTATTTTCTTGTGTCTGCTTTGAAAGTCTGCCAGACTCTTTAATGTAGTTATTGACATCATCCTCTAGTTTCTCCACTTGGTTATCTATTTCATCAAACAGTTCTGCCATTTGCTTTGTACTTAAATCACCCATCTCACCTGTTGCTAAAAATCTTATTATTCCTAATCTGGATTTTACCAAATTGGAGAGAGAGTTGAGAGCAACAGCAGAATACTTTACGGAGTCCTCTGCTGACAAGAAGGTTATAGCACTCCCAACCCTCTCAGAACATACCTTTTGATGGCTACTTTTAGTTTTGGATGGTTGCCCAAGCAACTCGATGACTGCATTTCGGTCATCACCATCTGCTAACCTATCACTAGAAAATAGATTCAGTATGTATTTAATCATTTATTATTTACCCTTCCACTTTTTAAGCCACTTTTTTATATCTTTTATAATTTGCCTTACATCTTTTTTTTCTTCATCATTCCCATTAATCAAGCAATCATTTAAAACATGACCAAACTCATAACAACAGGATAATCTATATTCTGCCTCTACCACAATTTCTTTACTCTTCTCTAGCCATGATGTTTGCTTGATAGGTTTGCCATCACAATCCCAATAATGACCACCATTAGTAGATTCATCAACACAATTAAGAGCATACTGCATTTCTTCAATATCACATAATTCTGATAACATCTTAAAATACACCTTTTTATCCATCCTACTTACCCCCAAACTCTAATTCTGATTGTCTCATATACATTTTATGATACTCATCAGCATATTCTGGAGAAATCCATTCATCAAAATAATTGCTGTCCACACAGCACTCTGCCCATACTTTTGGTAGTTTCCAAAGATTCGCAATTACTTCTTTTCCATCTATTTCTACTTTACAAGGCTCACCATAGCTAACTACAATACCATCATCATTAACTCCACAAATACCATGTATATCAAATGGAAATTCAAGGTTCTGTGCCTCTTTTATATATTCTGCTTTATTCATCCTAATTACCCCCTATATTTTATTGTTTAAAAAATCTGTAAGATCACCAAAGCAAAAATCATCATCTTCACCAAGCTCTGGTAATCCAAACCCAGAAACAGTAGAATAACTAGGAATTGAAATAGTATCTCCATATTCTAAAGCTATGTTTGATTGTTCTATGATCCACTTTTTGACTATAGTTCTAACCTTAGATTTACCCATACCTTTTAAGATAAGTTTTTTATAATCCATTCTACTTACCCCCTTTAGAAATATTGTCATTAATTGCATTGGCTTTTATTAGCTTTTCAATAACTGAATCAATATCTTTTTCAATATTGAATTTTGTTATTGCTTTTTGTGGTATTTGTTTAATCCACTTAATGACCTCTAATTCCCTATTTTTTAAAAGGTTTGGAAGTATTGAACTATCTTCTGTTTCTTTTACACTTGCTCCCATCTTTTGAACAAGAATTGAAACTATTATGCTAGTTTCATTTTTATTAAAGTGTATTTGTGTTTTCATGTTATCATCCTTTATATGAGACACCGAGGGAGATGATAACATTTCCCCAGAACGGGGTTTGGTGTTGCCCTCGGTAGTCTCTAAATTATTGTATTTTAATGTTATCATCACCTAGAGTATCGCTATAAGCAAGGAAAGATGCAAGAAAATAAATAAAATAAAAATAACCCACAATGTAACGATAGACAGGATTCATTACATCATGGGTTATCGGTAGCGTAATATATTAACTGAGTTGTTCTCTTAATTTTAAAGAGGCACTAAATCTCTGGAAGGCTACTTCTGTGAATTTAATAGGTGAGTCTAAGCGTACATAATGATAACTAGAATCATCATAGTACACGAATTTTTTAAAGTTAGTTACATCCTGCTCAAAACTAACCAGATTGTTTTTAAATGTTTGCGATATATTACTAAAATTAAGTTGCCATGTTGTTTTAGGATCGTGTTTTTTATTAGCATATTCTACACCACCATAGCTAGTATTCAAATCTGTAGCAAATATTTCCTGTGTAGTTATACCTATATCTGGCTCATTGTCAAATTCTAAAGGAACACCCATAATAACTTCTGCTAAACCTGCATAATCAGCATGAACGGAACGAGCATACCAATATCTAGCAGTTTGAGATGATGCACTTACCAAATCCCAACCGGGTGGAAACTGATCATTTGATCCAAATAATGTACCGACATTAGTACCTGCACTATTATAATACCACGCTAAATTATCTTCTTCCTGTGTTGTGGAGTTATTATAGCTTAATATATCAGTTACTGTAACATTTGAACCAAAATCAATCCTTAGTGTTTCTTCATCCCCCATACTTGTTACAGCTAAACTCAAGGACTGATCTGCTATTGCGTGTTCATTAGTTATATCTGTAGATGATGCAGTAAAAGCACCATCTGAAGGATTATGATCTCCCTCTGTTATGGTTGCATTTAATATATTTACTGAATCATAATAAAATTTCTTAGCCATTTATATCTCCCTAGCTGTAATCTTTAAAGAACCTGCTGATCTTTGTAAATCTGTTATCATAAATTTATAATCATCCCATCCTGTTGAACCTGCAAATGGTAATACAACGCTATTAAAATTTATTGCTATTATATCACCAACATCTAAGCCTAAATATTTTGTATTTACAACTGTAAAACTTATAATAATTCTTGGCTGACCAAGTATATGGTCATAATAACTATAAAAATCATCATTTTTGTTTGATGATGGACTTGTAGGTATTGTTGGACTTACATACGCATCTAGTTTTATGGTTTTTTGATTTTCATTAGATGCGATATTAAAATTAGATAATAATGTAGCATCATCATCAGATGCAGATGTTGCACTATTAATGTATTTATCTTCAGCAGGATGTTTTTCGTATTCTATCTGCATTTTTGTAGTTAATGAATTAACAGGTGTGCTAGATATATCTAAGTCTGTTATATCTGAATCTGTAAGTGTTTCACTAGCTGATGGTGAATTAGGGATAAAAATATATTGAAAATCACCCTGCCCATTAAATCTACCAATAAAACCCCCTTCAAAAGCTAACCTTTCTAAAATATTAATTAAGGGAGTGGACTCTAAAATCCAATATCTTATTTTCCAATTTCTGACACTATTTATATTTAATCCACTACTCCAATTTGTTGGAGTTCCAGAGTAAGATGTAAACCTTGTAAGTAAGTCTCTATGTGCCTCATGTATCTCAGTAATATATGCGTTACTGTTCCATCCATTATCTTTTAAACCATCTTCACCTGTATATGCCATGTTTATATCTTTGAATGTTTCATCTGAATCTTTAAATAATACTCTTAAAAAAACATCTGATATGGAAAGATCACAGCTAAATGTCTGACCACCAACTGAATCCTCATTTGCTTTTACTTTTATTAATATATATTGTGGATAGCTTGATGTATCTACAAAAACCCTAACATCTTCTTGAGTATCAGATGTGTTTGCAGTATGAGTTGCAAATAAAACAGCATCAGCATTATCATTAACACCCGGACTATCACCTTCAAATTTTCCAAATAATTTAACATTACCAGAATTAGTAAAGTTTTCAATTTTATAAGTAATAAAAATCCTCATTGAGGTAGTGTCATCTACAATACTTCCAAAATCTAATTTAGGCATATTTAAATACATATAGGTAATGTCTGTATCTCCACTTCCCCCAGATACACTAAATGATTCAGTAGCATAAGTTCCAGAATCACCATCTATGGCATTTTCTTCATTGTTAAATGTTGCCACACCACTCTCACCATTAAAGGGCGATCCTGAATCAGAATCCCTAGCCTCAAATGGATGGATATTCATATATCTCTTTCCATTATCTCTTAATTCAGTAACAAATCCACCTAACTTATTTATATTATTAGATGATGTTTCATTTGCTCTTAAAAAAGCATCTTTATTTCTATTATAAACATGAACATGAGCATCTCCTGTGCTTGATTCTATAGAGGATGCAAAAACCTTTCCATCGTGCATAGTCTGAACAAATGGGATAGGTCTTAAATCTTTCCCTGTTGTAGCACCCTCACTATTCCCTGTGTAATCACCATAGGCTACAGGGAAATATATATTATCATTATCTGAGCTTGAAGTTTTTAAAGTTGGTATAGAAATCTTATCCCAAACTCTTTTGGCAACAATAGATAAATTTATTTTATCTACTGTGTGAGATATTTGCTCTAATCTACCATTATATATCTGCACACAATCAGCTATATCAACATCATCATCTGGTTGTATAAATATTTTAACAGTTCTATTTATATATTTATTTGTACCATTTAGTAACTGCCTTGAAAAATGTGTGCCATTCCCATCAATAAAGTTGGCTAGAGTTACTGATACATTTGATGTTTTAGCTGTTGAAGTTTCGAGATTAATTGACTCTCTGATAGTGGCTTTATTTAAAACACATCCCCTGTAGTTTACACTTGTAACAGTTGTATCATAATAACTAACTCCAAAAAAATCAGTAGCACTTTCATCATCATAGAATAATTGAAATAACCAATTTTCTTTTAATACTGTTTTTTCAGTCCATTTACTTGATAGCGTTAAGCTCATGCAGTACCTAAACTTTTTGCTCGTTCTATAGCAGGTATTATAGAATCAACTACTGTTTCATCTACAAGTGGTGCTGATATATTAATTGTTATACCACTATTCGCCACTAAATTTTCTTGCTGTGCTTGATTTAAAATCAACTCTCCTGCTGTAGCCATCACAGGAACAACATCACCTCTACTTGGATCACCTTGAACTATACCACCCTGTGCAAACTTTGGTACTGCTTGATCAAATAAACTAGCGACAGCTATTGCACCTGCTGAACCTGTAATTAATCCTATAAGCCCCTTTCCCATTTCTCTAGCAATCAATCTAGCTGTAGCTTCAGCAAGTAATGATTTAATTAAATTTCTAGCACCAGATAAACTTGTTACAAATCTTTCATCTTCAGCCATTTTAGCTAATTTAGATTGCTCAGTATTGCTTTTATTTGCATCCTTTATAACATCTAACGATTTTGCAATATCATTATTTACCTTAACAGTCTCATTTCCTTTTTTTAATTCTTCATTTTTAAGTTCAATTAATTCATCTCTTTCTTTAATTAATTTACTTATCATATCAAGTTCGTGGTGCATTTGTTCTACTAAGCCTCTTCCTTGATCAAAGGCTCTTCTTCTTAACTGATTATGTCTTTCTGTAGAGCCATTTAATTCCATTCCTGTAGCACCTAACCCCTGTATAGCCTCTGTTTGAAATTTAATTGAATCAGTTAATGATTGAATTTCTACATCATATTGAGAAGTTTGCTCAGATGTTTTTTCACCCACATTTAGATACTCTTGCCAAAATTTAATCGCAGTTTTTAGATGTGGTGCTAATGTTTCAAATACAGGAATTACTATTGTACCTATATCTTCTGCCATATCACCAAGTTCGTTTTTTAATTGATCAACAGAACCTGCATAAGTATTAGCTTGTGCAGATGCTTGTCCTTCAAATAATTCGCCCATTACCCTAACAGCATCTCCTGCTTTCATTTGTTCAGCAGTTAAATCTCTAATTTGAGGAACTAATTCACCTAACTCCCCTGCCATACCACTAAATGTCTTAGCTGTATTTCTTACTGCTGATTCCAGACTCATACCTGTAGCCTCTGCTAAATCCATAGCAACAGGGATTATTTCTTTTATTTTTTCCTCAGTAAATCCGATTGATGCTAAAAATCCCATCTGTGCTATTGTAGCCTCATCTCCAAACCTAGTAGTCATTTGAAGGGCAGATGCTTGGTCTAGTAGTGCCTGTGATGTTCTACCTAGTGCAAATTCTAGCTGTTTCTCAGCTTGTTCTTGAATACCTGCAAGTTCTGCTGATTTCATTATTCCATTAATAAGTCCAGAAGTACCAAAATAAGCGACAGAGGCATTTAAAACACTTCTACCAAGTTTTTTAATAGAACCATCTAATCCACCAATATCCTTCTGTGCTTTTTTAGCACCCTGTGCTGATACTTTTATATTAACTCTTTGATCTGCCATCTTTTTCCTGTTTATGCCTTACTGCTGATGCAAGTTCATTCTTAATAATAGTAAAGTAATCAAGTTTAGTTGCATCAGTTTGATTAAGTGTTTTTCCAAGTGGGATATGGTAATCTTTGACATAGTGATATTCATTGATATAAGCAAAATAAGACTCATCCAATATATATTGAGGATTTGCAAAAAGTGGCACAAGGTAATATAACTCCTGTCCAAGTGTTCGCTTTGGATCATGGGCATCAACCACATCTTTAACTGTTTCCCAAATATCATTTATCGTATTATAATCCCTAAGTTTTCGAGTGATGGGGTTTAAGCATGAGTAGGGGAGGATTAATTGTTCGTGTGAATCGGGTTGAAAAAACCAATACCACACAGCATAGCTCAAACCCCATCGGATTTTTTTTGGTTATCAGACAAACCTAAATACTCGCTCATTATCTGAGTAAGTATTTTTAACTGCACCTCATAAGGATATTCTTTAAGTGAGTTATCAGGATCATTAAAAGCTATCTCTGCTGTATGCCCTAATAGTAGATTGAATTTCTTTTGTGAAACATTATCTGTGCCATTAGCATATACATCAGCAAACTCTCCCTGTAATCCCAACCTATCTACATAAGAGATAGGCTTGATCTGTATGATATGACCATCAACTTCTATTTTCATTTCCTCCCCTTCCTATTAAGTTGCTATAATAGTTATCAAAGCACCAGAACCATCTGCTGTAGCTTGAAATGGTAGATTAATAAATACACCATTTTCATTAGCTGTATCTAGCTCATGTCCTGTGAATTTTGCAGTAGGTATATCAAAATCAATACTAGAACCATTTCCAAGTGATACATTTGTGCTAGTACCACCTAAAAAGTTATTTACCATAGTAACTGAATTATCATCCATCTTTACAGATATGTTACCTGTTACATTGATTTGACCACCTCTATTATACGACTCTGGTTCTCCTGCTATACTATTAACTGTTTTAAAACCTACTCTAGTAGCAGGATTAGATATAGTAAGATCAAAAGAATTAGCTAATACACTTGCACCACCTAGTGATTGTGTTGAGCAATCAAAAAACCCTTTAGTATAATCTACTGCTGTAGCATCTGGTGATGTTGCCTCTGCACCTATTACAGGCTGATAACCAGAGAAAAATGTACCACTTGCTGTAAGCCTTCCACCATTTGCTGTAGGATTCATTGATAAAGTTAATTCCTGTAATATAGATGAAAACATCAATCTGTCTTTATCTGCATCTGGACTACTTATCACCACACACGCATATTCTCCTGTACTAGCACCCTCTGCGTATGATACTGTTCCTTGATTACCTAGTATCTGTGCTGTTCCAGAAGGTGATGTATCTTCCGTTGCTAATTGTAATAAAAGCTGTAATAGAGCCTCATTTTCTACAATATAATCACTAAATGACCACGAATATGTACCACCACCTCTTACAGCGATATGGTCTGTTGGTCTAAGTACCCTTTGTCCTGTTCTTTCTACAGGAGTTAATTGAACACCTGCACTAAAATCAATATCATTAACCTGTGCAAGTCTCATTTTGTACAATGTGCCACTTACATCATTAGTGCCTAAAGCATCAGACTGTAATGATATGTAAGCCTCAAATTGTTTACCCGAATATGTTGCCATTATTTCTTACCTTTCACTTCCTCGATATATTTACCACTAATTAATGCACTAGGAGCATCATCCAATTTAACTTCCTCACCCCTCTCAAAGGCTTGGAAATTATCTTGCCCCAACCCTTGATAGTTGTTCATCGCATCTAATTCGTGAAACTTATCTGTTTTAATATATTTCATTATAAAGCCTCTAAGTTTGTACAGTTAAATGTTAATAATGCTCTTACTTTGCTTTCATCTTCCTCATCTCTTTCGTACTCGATTGATTCAACTTCACCACCATGCCAAGTAGTATCATTATTAGCATTGTTATCTGGTGCAAATAAGCGTTTAATATGTTCTGCTACATTTGCCACCTGTTTAAAAGTATTTTCTGTGTAATTACCACCTGTGTTTAATTCATAAGATATTAGGATCGTATAGGTTCTAGTCTGCCCTTTACTTAACACCTCTAATAAGTTATCACTTACAGGCTGTATAAATATCGAATGACTACCATCATGCCCATCATAGGTAATTGGGATTGCCATTTCTTTTGCAATTATGTGATGAACCGAATCCATCACTTCAAATATCTTATTACTATAGTCTATCATACACGCTCAAGATGTGAGATTTTAATCGGGGTATCACTCTGCCCTATCTCTCCAGAGATCTCCATTTCCCAAGTATCATTCAAAGTAAGTACACCTGCTGAGAATCGTACATACATCCCTCTGCCTACATGATCCCATCCACCTGTTACTATTTCATCCTCTACCATTTCATCTACCTGTAATCCATCTGAACTACTACCAAATGTTGAATATTTAACTGTGGATTCTGTGCCTCTAGCCAGAGTTCCTGCTGTTGTAATCTTTATTTTAATTAAATCCCACCTAGCTGTAGGTCTGCCACGAACATCCACAATATCTGATGTTGTAGAACCATTTACAGATACTCTTCTTACTATGCCTTTGTTTTTTTGTAAGGATTCTTGTTGGCTGATGGTTATCTCACCACCTCTTAATCTATCTAAAAAGCCTGTATTATCTTCATTGGTTACTTTAGCCATCAATCTATTGGATAGCTCTTCATCATAGGATTCTGTGATAAAACTAGCACATACATACGCTGTACATCTTACAATTAGTTCTGGGTAGTCATTACCTGTTGCTGATGCGTTTCCAACACCCTTTCTAGGATATATAGGTGTACCCCCAGACATACTTCTAACAAAATCAGAGGCTCTAGCAATATTCTTAGTAAGGTTAGCGTCTTGATCTTCACCAAACTCCCACACACTACCATTAAGCTGATTAGCACTTCCACCACTTATATAATATTCTAACCTTCCATCAGCCTCTACATATCTCCATTGGTCTGTTGATCCCGGTTCAGAACCATGCTCTGCACCTAAATCCTTACCATCTTTAAATAAAACACTATACCCACTACCACCTGCTGAATGGAGATAGAATAGGTGTGTTGTACCAGATGCCACCCAATTCGGAGCAAGTATAGAGCGTTGATTATATTTTCCTAGCTCTGGTAAAATAGCCTTTACATCTGATTGTGAACAATAGGATGCCTCGTATGTACTCATTTAAGCCTCATTTTGATTAAAGTCTAAAACTTCAAACTCTGATAAGTTCTGTAATCTATGTATCAACTCAGCAACTTCTCCTGTTGTTTTAGAACTTGGTGATATTAAATCTGTTAATGTGATCTGCCTAGCTAACTCAATACACTTATTTAAACTGTCAAATGTATTTAATAGCTCTATTTCATCATTCATTACTTGCATAAACTTTGTTGGTCTATCCATTTATAACTTCTCCCCAGACAGTTGCCTGTCCTTTTACAATTTCAATAGTATCTACTTGAAAATTTCCTCTTGGTTTATCAAACCATGTAACAATACCAAAAGCATGATTCCAATTATGTAATCTACCTTTTAGCCATTTGTTTTTTTCTGCACTCATATCTTTTAAGCAACCCATTGACCATGCTCCTATTGTACCAGAATCCAATTTAGTAAGCGTATGCCGTTGTATATCGTGAGTGTGTCCATAAACAATATTAGCTCCATAAGCCTCCAGATGTTTTTTTGCATGATATGTAGTTGCATACGCACCATGTATAAAATTTACTTTTCCTAATTTTAAAGGTTGATTGTAACTCAAGTATTTATAACCTCTCTCATCCCATCTACACGCTTTTCTAAATGTGTAATTTTTCATGTATGGGTATCTTTCTACAAAATTATCAAACCATTCATCATGGTTTCCTGCACAAATATAGCGTTCCACACACCCTATTTTATCAAGTACAGCATCAAATTGATCTATGCCTTCATTAACTTGTTTTAATTCTTCATCAATTAAAGGTAGTTGAAACTCTAATGGAGGTAATTTCTTACCCTTGTACCTCCACGCAGAAACGCTTTCTGCCTCAGAAACATCTCCTAGATTAATGAATATATCTGGTTTAATAAGCTCTAAGGCTTGTAAAACCACATTTACAGCACTTTGATCATGTATCGGGAAGTGTTGATCTGGTATTACTATTGCTCTTTTCAAAAAACTATTTTCTCCCCCATCTTTTATTTGGCTTTTTAGGACATTTAGCCATTAGCTGTATCCTATTTTCCGTTGTGGCTAAACCACAATAACTAAAATCTTTTTCCTCCGTTGCGAAAGCACAAATCCTATCTATCTTAATACAATGATCAAACAATTAATCAGTTAATTCCATGTGAACAAGATCGTCAAATAAATTATCTTTTGTTTGCCCATCACTATCCCAATCACAACCAACTCTAATTGGTATGTTTTTAATATGAGCGATTCCTCTTATCATACCACACATATAATGAAATGTGTCCCTGTCATCCCAATCTATTGGATAAGGTGCTAAATCAACAGCTTTTCCTAAAATATGTTTACTATACTTAGTTTTTGTAGCACCCTTCTTTAAGAGTTCTTCCTGCCTCTCTGGTGTTCTTAAACCCTCAATGATTGTCACATCCATTATCTTAATAAGTTCATTCAAAACTTCTATCAATCTTGGATCGAGTCCCTTCATCCGTTGCTTTGATCTTTTACCGAATCTAGGCACTACTTTTTCTTTCTTTTTTTAGATTTAAACATTGATTTCTTTTTCTTTGATGGTCTGCCCCTTTTACTTCCGTATGTTCCTTTTCCTCTTGGCATTATTTTCTCCTAGTTTTACTTGGACTCCATTTAACCTTATTTGCCCACCATGCAGGACTTAGCTTACCTCTGGCTATATTCTTACGATGTCTAGCCTTAAATGCCCTTCTCTGAGCTACTGTCATATTTGTCCTAACTCCCTGCTGTCCAAATCGGATTAACTTTGTTCGTTTTCCAACTTTAGCCAATACAACATGACTTTTTGTTTTATGTCTTGGTGTTCTTTTAGGCTTGTTAAATCCTTTAAGTCCAAAGCGTTTCAGTCTAGGATCACGAGCCATTATTTTTTAGCTATATCCTCAAGTACATCAGTAATCCAATCTACTAGCTTTTCTAAAAGCTCCTGCTCTTGCTCTTCATTTAAGAATGGTAAGTTTATTTTTTTATTTATTTTTGTGGCTAATTGTTCTTTTAATTCATCTGACTGCACATATCCAATAAACTCATCTTGGTATTCATCCACGATATGATCTTTAGCCTTATCAATAATTTTAGCTAATACTGCTTTTTTTAACATCTATATCTCCCTTATTTTTTTGATTTTATATCCTAAATAGATAATGGTCATAATCGCTACGACACATTGTAATATTAAACTGATGCTAGTAAGTGATAAACCATAATTAGCCATACTTACTGTTGCTACTTTAAGACTATCCATTATTTCTTAACCTGTCTAATTCTTTTTCTAAATATTCAATTCGTTGATTTTGTTTTATATCAGCAGGTATTTCAGCATTTTGATTGTTTTCTGCATCTTCTTCCATTCTGCTAATATGCTCCTCATTCATAGCTACTTGATACTCCAAAAAAGATATGCGAGTATTAAGTTGACCATATCCCCAGACCATCGCACCTATCAATCCAACTGCTTGGATCAGCATTGGTAAGCTAATGTTAAGACTGCTGTTATCTGATATGGGTTTATTTGAACTCATTTTGTATTCCCGTTAATACGACCTTTTAAATAAGCAAGGTCATCTGATAACTGTCTCCAGAACTCTTCTCTCTTTTCATCGGATTTATTGGTTCTATCAATAAGTTTAATATTAACTTGCATAGCTGAATCCTGAACAGACTCCATTTTATGAATAGATTGCTTTATCTCTTCTAAATCATCACTCTGCTCTTTCTGGCTTTGTATAAGGTTATAAATCATAAATCCGAAGAGTAATGCAATAAAACCTGCACTACCCAACTGAAGATACAAATCTGCTAGTTCAGTCATTTATTTTTCCTGTCATTTTCATAAATTCTATATAATTGTTTAAATCTTGCATTATTTTCGTTTCTTTCTTTTCTTTCCCCAACTTAATGGGTTCAGATTTAACTCTTTTTCGTACCATTCTAATTGTTCCTGCATTTGTGCAATTTTAACTTCTTCTTCATGGATATGTTTTTCCATCAAAGCCTTTATCTCAGCATTAGCTGATTCCAACTCTCGCTCAACAGACTCAAGTCTCGACATAAGCGAATAGAAACTGTAAATAATTGAACCGAATACCAGAAAGGTATTAAGCAAAAACCTAAGATTGACATGGAGTATAGCGTTATCCCCAAGTATAGATCCGTTGAAACTTTTGTAAGTTTTTTTCTCACTCACAATTTCTCTGGTATATCTAACCCACCAACTGACCAACCACCATCACACCCGATTAATGTCAGCATAATAAGTAATGTTCCTAAAGTTCTCACAATGATAAATATGTAGTCTGTTTTGCTCATGGCTTGTAATACTTATA